ATCTGGACAAGTCTTTCAGATGGTGCGGGTTCTGGTCTTGATGCTGATACTCTCGATGGTGTTAACTCTGGAAGTTTCCTAAGGTCTGATGCTTCTGATACTTATGTGGGAACAACTTCGGGTCGTGTTCTCAGATTTCAGTGTGTCTCTGGAAGAACCGCAAACTCTACTAGTGGTAATCTTTTCCCACTAGAAGTTTTTCAGGCAACTGCTAATACAGATGCTGCAATGGCTTTCCATATTGGCAGTGATTATGCAGCATACTTTGGTTTGGATGGTACAACTAATGACCTATTCTGGGGTGGTTGGTCAAGAGGTGCTGCAAAGTATAAAGTCTGGCACGCAGCAAATGATGGTTCAGGTTCTGGTCTTGATGCTGATACTATTGATGGCACTCAACTATCAAACTTGATGACTCTGAGTGGAACTCAGACTATTACTGGAAATAAGGATTTTGACGGAACTCTTACTTTTGATCTACTTAACGGTCCTAATACTAGTAGCAGAGATAAAATTCGTGTCTATTCTTCCAGTGCTTATACTATTGGAATGCAATCAGGCATCACTTTTGGTGGTCTAAACGACTGGGGGATGACTTTCCAGTTCAACAATGAGGATGATCGTGGTTTCTGGTGGGGAGATACTGGGCATAGTACGGCACAAGGTGCTATGGCATTGACTACTAACGGTAAACTGTCTGTTGCTCACTCATTGAGACTTGGTTATGGAGAATCTGATACAACTATTCCCGGTGCTACACATAGATTAGACGTAAGTGGTTCTGCCTTTTTTACCAACTCTAATGGTGCGGGTGCTGTCTTTACTAGTTCTTCTTACTCCAGTGACTACCTTTACATTGGTGGTTGGTCTACTACAAACAGTACTCACATTCACCGAATAAGAACTTCAACCAATCTTCACATTGATAGTTCATCGGACAGTGATATTCTTATGCAGTGGTACTCTGGTAGAGAAACAAAGTTTAACGGTCCCATCCGTATGAACGATAATAAAGTCATTTATATTGGGAGTAGTGCTGACTACAGAATTTGGCACGATGGTACAAATAACATTATGAGGAACTACAATCACGCAGCCGGTAATACATATCACCAAGGTGAGAATACTAGTGGAACCAATCAGACCGCTATATTAGAAATGTATAACACTGCAAGAACTTATGTTAGACTTTATGAAAACAATGGAGAAAGGTTAAGGACCACTTCTGGTGGCGTACAAATTTATGGAGCACTTACTGCAACAGGTGACGTTACTGCTTTCTCTGATATCACACTTAAAGAGGATGTTGAAGTTATTCCTAATGCACTAGATAAAGTATCACAACTTCGTGGTGTAACATTTACACGTAAGGATTTAGATGATAAATCCAGAAAGTCTGGTGTGATTGCACAAGAGGTTGAGGAAGTTTTACCTGAAGTTGTGACCACCAATGAAGACGGAATCAAGACTGTTGCATATGGAAACTTAGTTGGTTTGTTGATTGAATCAATTAAGGAACTGAAAGCAGAAGTAGAAGAATTGAAAAAGGAGCGTAACTGATGGCATTACAAAGTTCTGGAGCAATTTCATTAAGTCAGGTTCAAACCGAGTTTGGTGGTTCAAATCCCATTTCTATGAGTGAATATTATGGAGTAGATACGGGAGTTCCTGCTTCTGGTGCTATTGACTTATCTGACTTTTATGGTACTTCTGCTACTATATTCCCCCTTACTTATGATGTTGCATTAGTCGCTGGTGGTGGCGGTGGTGGCAATTCTCTCGCTGCTTCAGGACAAGCCGGAGCTGGCGGTGGCGCTGGCGGTATTTATAAGACTGCTACAAAAACTTTATCATCTGCAGGAACTTTAACAGTAAACATTGGTGCTGGTGGTAATCCAGGCGGGGCGGGAACTAGAAGTAGAATTCTTAATGGATCTACAGTTGTTATAAACTCTCAATATGGAGGAAGAGGAGCATCTTACGACAAAAATGCTAATAATGGCGGTGGTGGTGCTGGATATTCAGGTAGAACTTCTGGTGACACTCGTAATGCTGGCGGCGATGGAGGAAACGGAATTGCATATGATTCTAGTGATACATCTAGAACTGGATTTGGAGGCGGTGGTGGCGGCGGTGGTAACACCGGTGCTGATGGAGGTGATGCGATTTTAGGTTTTTACGCTGGTGGCAATGGTGGTGCTGGTAAGTCTAATTCAACTTTTGGTCAGTATGGCGGTGGTGGCGGTGGTGGCGGTAATGCAAATGGTTCTCAATCAGGTAACGGTGGTGCAGGTGGAGGTGGTGCAGGTGCAGAAGGAAATTATTTAATAGGGGTATACTCTGCAGTAAGTGGAACCACAAACACTGGAGGTGGTGGAGGAGGAGGGTTTCCCGAGAGACCTTCCGGTGGAAATGGAGGAAGTGGTCGTTGTACTATAAGAGTACCTAGTTCTGTTACAGCATCATCAACAACTGGCAGTCCATCAGTTTCTGTAAGTGGAAGTTATAGATTTTATACTTGGACTTCTAGTGGATCAATCACTTTTTCAGACTAAATAAATAAAAAAATAATATTTTGATATGGCACATTTTGCAAGATTAGATTCAAATAACATTGTAAAAGAAGTAATAGTTATTTCTAATGATGAAATATTAGATGAAAATGGAAATGAAAGTGAAACTATCGGTATTCAAATATGTAAAAATCTAGTTCAATATGATCCAGATATTTTAGAAGAAGTAGGCGTATCTACTGGTCCAGTAGATACTATATGGAAGAAAACATCATACAATAATAATTTTAGATTTCGTTATGCCGGAGAAGGATATACTTACGATTCAACTTTAGATGCTTTTATTCGTCCAAAACCATATGAGTCTTGGGTATTGGACAATTCCACTGCTGACTGGATTGAACCACTAACATATCCAACACTTACTCAAGAACAATTTGATTCTGGTTCTTTTTATATTTGGGATGAGGATGCACATCAGACAGATAATACAACTGGGTGGGTATTAGATACAATACCATCACCATATGCTTCTTGGACAAGGGAAAATAATAATAGGTTTGCAATTTGGAATCCTCCAATTGAACGTCCAACACTTACTCAAGATCAGATTGATGCTGGTTCTTATTATACTTGGGATGAAGATGCCTATAAAGCAGATAATACAACTGGTTGGGTATTAACAACGACTTGACTTATTATAAATAAACCACATTCTATTATATAAAATGACTGAACAACAAAATCATCTGAAAACAATGATTGAAAAGAGACTTGAATTAAATAATGAAATTAGTAAATTGAATAATGAAATTGCAGTTAAAAGAGAAATGTTCCTTAAAGTACAAGGGGTAATTGAGTATCTTTCTGAAACTGGAGTAACTTTACAAGAAAGTAATGAAGTTGCTCAAGAGGAAGGTCAAGAAGAAACTCTATAGAATGATGATAATGGAAGGTGTTTCTTCTACACTTTATAAATAAAAAAAGAGGAACTCCTTCCAAAATAAAATGAGAGATGAAGAAGTAACTGAAGCAACCTACGGTGGCGAAGAGCGTAGGAGGAGAGAAGAGGCAAAGAGGCGTTTCGAGAAAGCACTACCACCGCGTTCCTTTGACACCTTTGGTAGGGAACTTGACCCTCGTACTGGAAGGGTATTACAGAAAGAAGGTAATTTACATCAGTGGTTCAAGGGATCCAAATCCAAAGATGGTAAATCTGGTTGGGTGAATGTAGTTACTGGTGGTACCTGTGCAAGTGATGAACCTGGAGAGGGTACACCAAAGTGTGTTTCATCTTCTAAAAGAGCAAGTATGACACCTGCAGAAAGAAAGTCTGCTGCTCGTAGAAAAAAGGCAGCAGACCCCAATCAACAGAAAAAGTCTAACGCTGCAAAGCCCACTTACGTTTCAACTGATAAACCAAAAAAGAAAATGAAAGAAGAAATGGAAATCAACGAAGCAGATAAGAAGGGTAAAGGAAGTGGTAAAAAGGATGCTTGTTACCATAAGGTCAAGGCATCTGCAAAAGTCTGGCCTTCTGCTTATGCATCTGGTCGTTTGGTTCAGTGTCGTAAAAAAGGTGCTGCAAATTACGGTAAGTCAAAGAATGAAGAATTCTTGGCTCTTCCAGAATTTACCGACCTTCAAATCAACTCAATGAGAAATGCCGGTATTGAAGTTGAGGTTCTTGATGAAAAGTGTTGGGTTGGTTATACCCAAAAGGGTATGAAGAAGAAAGGAAATAAAATGGTTCCTAACTGTGTTCCAGTTGGTGAAGAGACAAAGGAAAAGGAAGAGACCATTGAAGAGGCAACTAGAGTTCCTGCTCAGAATGGTAATGTATACCTCGTTGGATTTACTTGGAGAGGTAAGTATATGATGATGAAGATCTTCTTCCCAGAAGTCAGAAAACCTGCAAGAAGTGAAGTTCAAGAGGCTCTTGAAAAAGTGTATCCCGGTTCTTTTGTAAAACATTTTTATCTTGCACCTTATGATCCAAGTGAACCAATGTTGAATGTTGGTGTGAAGGAAGAAGTTGAAATTGAAGAAGATTGGCAAAAAGTAAATAAGAAAGATAAGACTGATGGTATGAGTCCTGAAGCAGTAAAAGCATATCGTCGTGAAAATCCTGGTTCTAAATTAAAGACTGCTGTGACTGGTGACCCCAAACCTGGTAGTAAGGATGCAAAGAGACGTAATTCATATTGCTCTCGTTCAGAAGGTCAAAAAGATATGCATAATATAGATTGTTCAAAGACACCAGATAAAGCAATCTGTAAAGCCCGTCGTCGTTGGAAGTGCTGATGAAAGATTTCAAAGAATTTATAAAGGAGTCTGTCACTATTCACGGTGACTTCAATGGAACCCTCAATGTGAGTGGTAATTCTGTTTCACCAGAACAACAAGTAGAAGAGAACTATCAATACCAAGCAGACTTTGTTTGGATGGGTAGTATTTACAGAGTGAAGTTAGAACAAGCAAATTCTGTAAGACTACCAACAAATCAAGAGTTAGCAGAACAACTTCAAGGTGAATATCCTGGAGCGATTGTTCAAAGAATATATCCAGTAGAACAAAAACCATTAGTAAAATTTGGTGATATAAAAAGATATCATCCAGGAAAATTAGATTGGGTTGACTAATGAGCTATAGAAATTATATTTGGGACGAGGCATGGGAACTCAATGTTTCTCGTGGTAAAGTTCGTGGTGCATTTCATGTCATCAAATTTGGAAATAATGATGATGTTGATGGATCAATGGAAAGTGTCTGGGATGTTGGTGGACTTTATCCCTGGAGTAGTTTTGCGAGTGCAGGAACAGTAGTATTAACTTCCAGTTCTACTGAAGATGATGAAGACAAGGGTGGTGGTGTAGAAGGCACCGGTGCTCATAGAGTATTAATTGAAGGTTTAGATGCAAACTATAATCTTGTAACCGACACTCTTATCACAAATGGTACTTCTACTAGAACATCAACAGTTGAGTTTTTAAGAGTATTTCGTGCATATGTGACTGAAGCAGGAACTACAGGAACCAATGAAGGAACTCTGACTATCACTAAAGGTGGTACAACTGTTGCTCAAATCAAGACTGCAGGTTCTCCAACCTCAACTGGATTGGGGCAAACCTTTATGTCCGTCTATACAGTTCCTGCAGGATATACAGGTTTCATTTATCAGTTCAATGCATCAACTGCAAAGGCAGATGGTGATGTCTTTTTGATGCAGAGAGAAGGTACTGATGGTGGTGTCTGGAGATCAAGAGATATTATTCATACTAATCAGAATTCTGTTGAGAGAGAATATAAGTTTCCACTCAAAATCAATGAGAAAACTGATATAGATATTAGGGCATTATCTCCAACAAACAATATGAAGTGTGCTGCAACTTTTTGTATTCTATTAGTTCAAAATAAATCTTAATTAACTTATGAGTAATGATGTCTACTTAGGTAATCCCCTTCTTAAGAAAGCAAATACTGCAATTGAATTTACACAAGAGCAGATTGAAGAGTATATCAAATGTAAGAATGATCCGATATACTTTGCTCGTAATTATGTAAAGATTGTAACTCTGGATCATGGTTTACAACCATTTAAGACTTACGACTTTCAAGAAAAACTTATTGAGAGATTTCATCATAACAGATTTAATATCTGTAAGATGCCTCGTCAGACTGGTAAGTCAACTACTTGTGTATCATATCTACTTCATTATGCTATTTTCAATGATAGTGTCAACATTGGTATTCTAGCAAACAAAGCAACAACTGCAAGAGAACTTTTAGCAAGACTTGCAACTGCATATGAGAACTTACCCAAGTGGATGCAACAGGGTATTCTTGTTTGGAACAAAGGTAATATTGAATTAGAAAATGGATCAAAGATATTGGCTGCTTCTACGTCTGCAAGTGCTGTCCGAGGCATGTCGTTTAACATTCTCTTCCTCGACGAATTTGCGTTCGTTCCAAACCATGTTGCAGATGCCTTCTTTGCCTCTGTTTATCCTACTATTACTTCTGGTAAATCAACGAAGGTAATTATTGTTTCAACGCCTCATGGCATGAACCACTTCTATAGGATGTGGCATGATGCGGAGAAAGGTAAGAATGAATATATTCCGACTGATGTTCATTGGTCAGAAGTTCCTGGAAGAGATGAGGTCTGGAAAGAACAGACTATTAAGAACACATCTGAACAACAGTTTAAAATTGAGTTTGAGTGTGAGTTTCTTGGGTCAGTTGATACATTAATTGCACCCAGTAAACTCAAGTCACTTATCTATGATAATCCAATCAAACAAAGTGCAGGTCTTGATATTCATGAGGAACCAAAACCAGAACATGATTACATAGTTACTGTTGATGTTGCTAGAGGGGTTGGAGAAGATTATTCAGCATTTATTGTTGCAGATATTACAACCTTCCCACATCGTATTGTTGGAAAGTATAGGAATAATACCATCAAACCCATGTTATTTCCAAATATTATTTGGGAAGTAGCAAAGTCCTATAATAATGCGTTTATCTTATGTGAGGTTAATGATATTGGAGACCAGATTGCATCTATTCTTCAGTATGACTTAGAGTATCAAAATCTTCTGATGTGTGCTATGAGAGGAAGAGCAGGTCAGGTAGTCGGTCAAGGTTTCTCAGGAACAAAGACACAACTTGGTGTTAAGATGTCTAAGACTGTCAAGAAGGTTGGAGCACTCAATCTCAAGACTATGATTGAAGAAGATAAATTAATCTTCAATGATTATGAAATTATTTCTGAACTTACTACATTCATCTCAAAAGGTAATTCATTTGAAGCAGAAGAGGGTTGTAATGATGATTTGGCAATGTGTCTTGTCATCTATGCATGGTTAGTTGCTCAAGATTACTTCAAAGAACTCACAGAACAAGATGTTAGAAAGAGGTTATACGAAGAACAGAAAAATCAAATTGAACAGGACATGGCACCATTTGGTTTTTTGAATGACGGATTAGATGAAGATGGTTTTGTAGATTCCGAGGGTGATAGATGGACTGTTGCAAGTCCATATGATGAATATGGAAATACTGCAGGCGGTTGGACACTCTGGAACTATTAATGGATTTTGAAAAACAGTTTGAATTAAACCACTTACTTCTAATAGAAAGAAAATGTAATACCTGTGGACAAGTGAAAAATCTTGTGGATGGATACTACAGGACAAGAAAGGATAGAGGACCCGTTCCATCCTCTTACTCATATGAATGTAAGGAGTGTAATGTTAAAAGAGTTATAAAAAATAGAAATAATAAAAAATACATCCACAACAATTTTACTCATGTAGACGACTACCCAAATTGGTAGTGTTTACTTCGTGTTTTCCCTGTCAAAAGATACAAAAATCTAAATATTATTAGTTAATCTGAGAACCACAGGAGCGAGAAACACATGGCTACTCCTCAATTATCTCCAGGAGTATTAATCAGGGAAGTTGATCTCACAGTTGGAAGAGCTGAAAATGTTCTTGACAACATTGGTGCTATTGCTGGTCCTTTTCCAATTGGACCTGTAAACGAACCAATCACTATTGAGACACAACAGCAATTCATTAATACTTTTGGAAAGCCATTAGGAACAGACAGACAGTATGAGTACTGGTTGACTGCTAATGACTTTCTTTCTTACGGCGGAATTCTGAAAGTTGTCAGAGTATCTGGCTCAACTCTCAATAACGGTAATGCCGGAGTTGGTACTGGATTTGACTCTAGTCTGAAAATCGACAACCTCGATGACTATGAGCTCAATGATATCGACGGTACATCATGGTATTACGCAGCAAGAAATGGTGGCACTTGGTCGAACAATCTGAAAGTTTGTTTCATTGATAACAAGTCAGACCAAATTCTGAGTGTTGCATCTACTAATCCTGGTGCTCTTGGTTTCCAAGTTGGTTACGGTGTTACTGCAGCAAGAGACTTCGTCAATATTCCAGAGAATGGAGCAGTCAACAGTTTCACTGGTCATCTCAAGGGTATTATTACTGGTGTCAACACTGATGCACAAAACTCTAATAGTACAGTAGAAGTCAAAGTTCTTGAGAAGGTTTATCCAGTATCACAAGACTATGTAAACATTGCGTTTACAACCACCACAGCAGCAGCTGGAGCTGGTGATACCATTCTGTTTGTCAATAGTACTACAGGAATTGAAACCGGCAACTTTGCAGTTACCCCTGGTAGTGGTTCTATCAAGATCGTTGGTTTTGGAACTACTTCAGTTACACTTGCAGCTGGTATTGGTTCGACTCTGTCCTCTGTTGGTACTGCAGTTACTTACCAGAATCTTGTTTCTACTGCAGGAACAACAATCCCAGCAACATATCAGCAATTCAATGCTGTTCACTCCTTTACTGATTCAGACATTCTGAAGATCAATGATGAAGATGGTGATGAAGTTGGATCAGTGACGATCAGTGATGCAACAGACTGGTACGATCAACAAACTCTTGGTCTTGATAATAGCACATTGTTCTGGAGAAGTATTGCTCCAAGACCAGTAGATAATCAGTATGTATCTCAAAGAGGTGGATCCAACGATGCACTTCACATTGCAGTCGTAGATGACACTGGAAATGTAACAGGAATTCAAGGTAATCTCCTTGAAACATTCACGTTCTTGTCCAAGGCGAAGGATGCAACTGCAGATGCAGATAATCCTACCAACGTATATTACAAGGATTTCCTGGCACTCAATTCCAAGTATATCTTTGCTGGTTACAACCCATCTAATGCACGTGATAACTTCAGAAACACTGCTCCAATTGCTTCTGGATTCTCAACTGAATTTGTACCTTACACTACTGCACAAGGCCTCTGGGCTCAAGATGCAAGAAACATCAACTTCTCCTCAATTGGTAACGTAGATTACAAGCTTGAAGGTGGTGTTGACTATAGTGCAAATAAGGGAATGGCCGCTGAACTGGGTGACCTTGTTACCGGTTATGGTTACTTTGCTGATAAGGATGAAATTGAAGTTGACTACCTTATCATGGGTCCTGGACTCACAGTTGAAAATGAAACTCAGGCAAAGGCAAATTATCTAATCTCCATTGCTGAAGGTAGAAAGGATTGTGTCGCAACTATCTCACCACATAGAGGTAACGTTGTAAACGTCTCAAGTTCTGCACAACAGACAAGCAACATTCTTGAGTACTACTCACCTATCTCATCTTCTTCTTATGCAATCTTTGACTCGGGTTATAAGTACACCTTTGATAGATTCAACAATGCATTCAGATATGTCCCAACTAATGGTGATGTAGCTGGTCTTTGTGTCAGAACAAGTATTGAAGCTTACCCATGGTTCTCACCTGCAGGTCAGCAAAGAGGTATTCTGAACAACGCTATCAAGTTGGCATATAATCCAACTAAGGGTCAAAGAGATGAACTTTATGGTTCAAGAATCAATTCCATTATTTCACTGAAAGGTGCTGGAATTCTTCTCTTTGGTGACAAGACTGGATTGTCTTACTCTTCAGCGTTTGATAGAATCAATGTTAGAAGACTGTTCCTGACTGTAGAACAGGCGCTTGAAGGAGCTGCAAATGCTCAACTCTTCGAACTCAATGATGACAGCACAAGAGCTAACTTTGTGAATATTGTTGAGCCTTATCTGAGAGATGTTCAGGCTAAGAGAGGTCTCTATGACTTCTTGGTTGTTTGTGACGAGACAAATAACACACCTGATGTTATTGATAATAACGAGTTTAGAGCAGATATCTTCTTGAAGCCTGCCAAGTCTATCAACTATGTCACACTGACATTCGTTGCTACTAGAACTGGTGTTGACTTCCAGGAAGTTGTTGGTACTGTTTGATTATTATTAAATAACTTAAGGAGGATCTAACTAATGGCTGAAACAAAAACCCTAACTCAATTTAAAACAAGACTGGCGGGTGGAGGGGCCCGCCCCAATCTATTTGAAGTCACGATTCCAACATTCCCATCATCTATTACAGAAGCATGGGGAAGTGGAGACCAGGCAGAAAATGGTCAGTTCAAATTCATGTGTAAGGCAGCGGCACTCCCTGCTTCTACAATTGCAAATGTCCCAGTTCCTTTTAGAGGTAGAATTCTGAAAGTTGCAGGAGACAGAACCTTCGCACCTTGGACTGTCACTGTCATCAATGATGAGGACTTCCTGCTCAGAACAGCATTTGAAAGATGGGCAAATGTCATCAGTAAGCTTGATGATGCAACTGGTGTTACCAACCCAACATCCTACATGACTGATGCTTATATCCAACAACTGGGTAGAGGCAAAGAAAAATTTGCAGAGAAGAATGAAGGTGGTGAGTCTGCAATTCTTAGAACTTATAAGTTCTATGATATGTTCCCAACGGAAATCAGTGAAATTGCAGTGAGTTATGATGACACCAATACATACGAAACCTTCACTGTAACATTCGAATATCAATACTTTACTATTGGCGATTCACTTCAATCTAATGCTGGTAATGCTGGTGAAGTTCAGGTAAGATGATAAATAACTAGACAAGACAGTCTAGTTAATCATAATGGCCAGATTATTTGGTTTTTCAATTGAAGATAGCGAAAAGACCCCTGCTGGTGTAGTTTCTCCAATCCCACCCTCTAATCAGGATGGAAGTGAGAACTTCGCCAGTAGTGGTTTTTTTGGTAGTTATAATTTAGATATTGAAGGTCTCTACAAAAACGAGACCGACTTAATCAGAAGATATCGACAAATGGCTCTGTATCCAGAGTGTGATAGTGCAATTGAAGATATTGTAAATGAAGCAATTGTATCGGATACAAATGATAGTCCTGTTAAGATTGAACTCTCAAACTTAAAGGCAAGTGATAAGATTAAAAATATCGTAAGAGAAGAGTTTAGTTATATTCTCGAACTTTTAGACTTTGACAAGAAGTCACATGAAATCTTTAGAAATTGGTATATTGATGGAAGACTTTATTACAATAAAGTTATTGACCTCAAGAATCCTCAAGAAGGTATTCAAGAACTGAGATATATTGATGCGTCAAAGATTAGATATGTAAGAAAATTGAAAAAGACTGGTGAGGATAGTCTTCAGTCAGCAAGAACTCAGTTCAGTAATTCAGATAATCTTGCATACAATTATCCTGAGATTGAAGAATATTTTATCTATACACCTGATAGTTCAACAGGTACAAGAGGTTCAGGATACGGAGGTAATCCTCAAAAGGGTATTAAGATGACCCGTGATTCTGTCACTTATTGTACATCTGGTTTGGTAGATAGGAATAAAGGTCTTACACTATCCTGGTTACATAAAGCAATCAAACCACTCAATCAGTTGATGATGATTGAGGATTCATTGGTCATTTATCGTCTTTCCAGAGCACCAGAACGTAGAATTTTCTATATTGATGTTGGTAATCTTCCAAAGATTAAGGCAGAACAATATCTTCGTGATGTAATGATGCGTTATAGAAATAAATTAGTCTATGACGCAAATACTGGTGAAATTCGTGATGATAAAAAGTACATGTCTATGATGGAAGACTTCTGGCTTCCTAGAAGAGAGGGTGGTAGAGGAACTGAAATTACTACTCTTCCTGGTGGTCAAAATCTTGGAGAAATTACAGACATCAATTATTTCCAAAGAAAGTTATATCGATCACTGAATGTTCCCGAAACTCGTATTGAGGGAGAAGGTGGTTTCTCTCTTGGTCGTTCTTCTGAGATTCTAAGAGATGAGATTAAGTTCTCCAAGTTTGTAGGAAGAATGAGAAAGAGATTCTCTTCCATGTTCAACGATATGTTGAGAACTCAACTTCTTCTCAAGAATGTTGTTACTCCAGAAGATTGGGAGTACATGGCAGATCATATTCAATATGACTTCATGTATGATAATCATTTTGCGGAACTCAAGAATGCAGAACTTACTACAGAAAGACTGAATCTTGCACAACTTGCAGAACCTTATGTTGGTAAGTATTACTCACAAGATTATGTTCGTCGCCAGATTCTGCGTCAAACTGATGAGGAGATTATTGAACAGGACACTCTTATTGAAAAAGAAATTGAAAATGGTATAATTCCTGATCCAAATGCAATGGCAGAGCCAATGACTGGTGCACCTATGGAACCAGGTATGCCACCAACTGGTGAAACTCCAGATGCAATTCAGTCACCAACTTCACCTAAAGACCCAGAAGCAGATGGTGTTTCGAGTCCCGAAGGTGGTATCATCTAAATAATTTTTGTAGAATAATTTTTTTTATGGACGAACTCATGGATATGCTCGTTAGCCCAGACGAGTCATCATCACAAATTAGTGATAAGATAAAAGATATTTTGTTTGCAAAGAGTGCAGAAAATATTGAAGCAATTAGACCCAATGTAGCATCAACAATTTTTGATGGTCCAGAGGTTGAAGACGAAATTGAAGTTGATGATGGGGAATAATAAATAAGTATTATAGAACTATATCAGTATAATGTCAGCAACTAGACCCGTTGGAATTAATAGTACTATTGCTACAAGTGGTACTTCTGCAACAACAACAGCATTTCAACAACAATCCGATTCTTTGAGGATTGTTGCAGAAGGTGCTGGTGTTCATGTAACTTATGGTGCAAATCCAGTAGCAACCACTACTGATTATTATGTAGCAACCACTGACACCACTGAAATTTCATTGGGTCCTGTATCATCTCAAAGAGTTGTAGGTATTACAACTGGTGCCACTACAACTATTGATTTTCCAGAAGGAACAGGAAGTCCTTTTGATGTAGGTGATGCAGTCACATTGACTGTAACTGGTCAATCAAACTTTGATTTTGAACATAAGACTGTACAGAGTGTAAATAACACTTCTGGTGTTGGAGGTTATTTTAACACAAGAATTGTAGTTAATCATGACTCAAGTTCAGTCACTGATGTATTTTCATCTCCAGATGCAACACTGAGAAAGTCTTTCAAAGTTGCAGTAAAAACTGATTCTGGAACTGGCAAGGCATTCATCCAACAAGTACAAGTATCCTGAGAACAATGAAACTAATCAGAGAAGAAATCGAGACAGTTGATTTTATCGTTGAAGAAAAGAACGGTAAAAAGTCTATGTATATTGAAGGTATTTTCCTTCAAGGTGATATCTGCAACCGTAATGGCAGAATGTATAAAATGGACACTCTGAGAACAGAGGTCCAAAGATATAACGAGAATCACATTCAAGCTGGTAGAGCACTTGGAGAACTCGGACATCCTGATGGTCCGACAGTTAATCTGGATCGTGTCAGTCACAAGATTGTTTCACTCAAAGAGAGCGGAAACAACTTTATCGGAAAGGCAAAGATCTTGTCAACTCCAATGGGTAAGATTGCAGAATCCCTCATCGGAGAAGGAGTTAAGCTTGGTGTTTCTTCTAGAGGAATCGGTTCATTGATGGCAACAAAGGAAGGTGTCAATGTAGTTGGTCCTGACTTTATGTTGGCAACTGCTGCTGATATTGTTGCTGATCCTTCTGCTCCTGATGCTTTCGTTGAAGGTATCATGGAAGGTAAAGAATGGGTCTGGGATGGTGGTATTCTCAGAGAATCTCTTGCATCAAAAACTTATAAGTCCATCAACACTCTCGTAACTCAAAAACAACTTGATGAGAGAAAGGCTGATCTCTTCAATGACTTCTTAAACAGTCTTTGATAATACTTTATTGAAAAATATAAATTATAAATAAATATAGATTAAAAAAGGTTAATCGGAGTAACTTCAAATGTCTCGTGGAGATTTACAAGAAATGGAGCAATCTAAAACTGCTGTGAACGCGAACGCCAAACCTGCTGAGCCTATGCATAAGCTCTCTAATCCAGGTGAGGGTCAGTCAACATCTTATGAAGATCTTGGTGGTCCTACCCCTGAGAACTACAGACCAACAGACGATTCTGCAAAACTTAGCGAACCTAAGATTGCAACTGTTGCTGATGTAGTCACAAAGAAAGCCAAGAAAGCCGAAGCAATGGCTAAGATGGCTAAGATGGAAGAAACAGAAACAGAAGAGGAAGTCCTCGAAGAGGAAGAGATTGTATCCGAGTCTGAAGAAGTTACTGAAGAGACTGTTGACATCGAAGAAGATGTAAATGCACTTCTTGGTGGTGAAGAGCTCTCCGAAGAATTCAAAGAGAAGGCAAGAGTCATCTTTGAAGCAGCATTAACCTCAAAAATCAAAGAAATCCAGGAAACACTGGAGGTCCAGTACGCTGAGCGTCTGGAAGAGGAGAGACAATCCCTGAAGGGAGAACTCACCGAGAGAGGTGACTCATACCTCGAATATGTCTGCCAAGAGTGGATGACCGAGAATGAGTTGGCAATCGAACATGGTCTCAAGACCGAAATGACTGAATCCTTCCTGTCTGGCATGAAGGGTCTTTTTGAAGAACATTATGTAGTAATCCCTGAAGATAAGTATGATGTACTTGAGAGTATGGTAGAAAAACTTGATGATATGGAGACAAAACTCAATGAGCAAATCGACAAGAACATTGGTCTGAGCAAGAGACTCGCTGAGTCTACTGCAGATGTAGTTCTTTCGATTGTCTCTGAAGGTCTCGCCGAGACACAGAAAGAGAAGCTCGCTTCACTTGCTGAAAGTGTAGAGTTTGAAAGTGAAGAAGAATATCGTGAAAAGCTGGAGACCTTGAAGGAGTCATACTTCTCTAAGGCACCTACCGCAAAATCTGAAGCACCACAAACCCTTTCTGAGAGTGTTGATTCAACACCAGCTCCTGTAGCATCGTCTATGGAAGCATATCTCAGAACACTGGGTGCATTCAAAAAGTGAATTAAACATTAATTCAAACAACAACTAAAAGGTAAAAGCAAATGTTTCAATCAGAACATCTGCAGGAAAAGTGGAGTCCACTTCTCGACTATGAAGGTCTTGATCCCATCAAAGACGCTCATCGTCGTTCTGTAACCGCAGTCCTGCTCGAAAACCAAGAAAAATTCCTCCGTGAGGAGCAAGCATTCCAGTCAGGTATCAACCTGATGGAAACCCCAACCAATTCCGCAAACGCTGCTGGTGCATCTGGTGGTTTTGGTGCTGATTCCGCCGCCGCTGGTCCTACTGCTGGTTTTGATCCCGTACTGATCTCCCTGATCAGACGTTCAATGCCTAACCTGGTCGCATATGACCTGGCTGGTGTTCAGCCAATGAACGGTCCTACCGGACTCATCTTTGCAATGCGTTCCCGTTACGAGACTCAGTCTGGTACTGAGGCACTGTTCAACGAGGCAGATACCGCATTCTCTGGTCAGGATGATGGCTTTAACCTGACCGCAGGTTTCGATGACGCTAATGCTGGTCTGGGTACCACTTCTCAGTCAGGCACCAATCCTTCAGTTCTCAACCCTGTTGGTACTGCAACTTCTACCTCCTACAATGTAGGTCAGGGTATGGTCACCGGCGACGGTGAGAACCTGGGTTCTGGTACTGGTGACGAGTTCAACCAGATGGCTTTCTCGATCGAGAAAGTTACTGTTACCGCCAAGTCAAGAGCACTCAAGGCTGAGTACTCCTTGGAACTGGCACAAGACCTGAAGGCGATTCACGGTCTGAACGCTGAAGCAGAACTTGCTAACATCCTCTCTACTGAGATCCTCGCCGAAATCAACAGAGAAGTCATCAGAACAATCTACAAGATTGCTGAGCAAGGTGCTGTTTCTAACACCGCAACTGCTGGTGTATTTGACCTTGACATCGACTCCAATGGTCGTTGGTCTGTTGAGAAGTTCAAGGGTCTTCTGTTCCAGATTGAGAGAGATGCTAACGCAATCGCTCAGAGAACTCGTCGTGGCAAGGGCAATATGATCCTCTGCTCCGCAGACGTTGCTTCCGCACTGACCATGGCAGGAATCCTGGATTACACCCCTGCACTGAATGCAAACCTGAATGTTGATGACGCTGGTAACACCTTTGCTGGTACCATCAATGGTAAGTTCCGTGTATACATCGATCCATATTCTGCAAACCTGAGTGCTGCTAATGCTGCTACCAATGGTGGTAACCAGTATTATGTTGTTGGTTATAAGGGTACTTCACCTTATGACGCAGGTCTGTTCTATTGCCCATATGTTCCCCTCCAGATGGTTCGTGCCGTTGGAGAGAACACCTTCCAGCCAAAGATCGGCTTCAAGACTCGCTACGGCATGGTTGCAAACCCATTTGCCGAAGGCACTACTCAAGGTCTTGGCCGTCTGCGTGTCAACTCCAACCGTTACTACAGACGCGTTGCAGTCAAGAACCTCATGTGATCCAATTCACATTGGTTTACAAGAGACCCGAAAGGGTCTCTTTTTTTATGCCTTTTACTAAATAAGGTGTCTACCATATTCGCTATGACTATAGTAAACAAAGCAGTCGTAGGTTTGGTTTTATTTGTTGGTGTAGTAAATGCGGGAGCATTAATTGGTAATTCGATGAAACCATCAACGATTCCTGTTCAGATAAGTTATCCCCCAACTGGTGATTATACTTCTTATAAATTAGAAGTAAATCCTGACGGTAGTTATAGTATTGATTACAAGAGAGATGATCCAAGAGTCTTGGATTCAGAGACTTATGTAGATACCTCCAACGGGGTATTTGGTGTTGGTGGCAGAACAACAACAACTCGTAATCGACAATATGTCCCCGGAACTCAATCTGAAGTTCAAGTAGGAGTTGATGAGCTGGGAAAGAACAATGCGAGATCCGAAGAGTGCGTCAAGGCGGAAGGTGGCGGTCAATCAAACGGTGCTCTGGTAGGAGCTAGTGTTGCTTCGGGTCTTGCACCAGTAGTCAGTGGAATACCTTATGTTGGTTGGTTAGCATCAGGTTGGTTACTCATCTTTGGTCAGAATGTTGGTTCTGATATTGGTGGAGAAATTGCAACCACAATTAAAGGGTGTTGATAAATAATAAGACGACAATTATAATTTATAATGTCATTACTTAGAGCGGACAAATTAGCTAACCAGAAAAATAATGGAGGACCCATTATTGTAGGTCCCTCAACAATAAGTGGTAGTCTAATAGTAACCAACAATATAACTTCTCTAAGTATAGGAGTCACCAATAATGTTTCAATTGGTGGTTCACTCACAGTAGATGAAACTCTTTCAGTAGAAAAGAACGCATCTATTATAGGTAGTGTTGGTATTGGCACGACAAACCCTCTTGCAGGACTTCACATCAAGGGAGAGGGTCAGACAACATCAGATATAAGTGACTCGGGAAGTTTTGATTCATTTCTGAGATTGAGCGATGATGCAAATAATTCTGGTAATGGTGGTGGTATTATTTTCTCAACACAACAAGGGGATGTTGCGGGAAGTGCTGGATTTGCTGCCATAAAGGGTTTGTTGACTAATAGTTCCAATAATACTATTGGTGACTTAGCCTTTTCAACAAGACTTAATACATCAGATAATACTTTATCTGAAAGTTTACGAATACTTTCAAATGGTAGTATTTTATCGAATTTAAGTTCTAAGTATAATGTCGCAAGTTTTTCAAGAACACATTATATTTCCCCATTCATGGGTGGTAGTGCTAATCAAATAGTAGTAGGAGCAAGAAATAACGGATTTCCAGGTATATTTTTCACCAAAACAACTGGTACAGAAACTAATTCAAATGATGCCGTAAGTGAAGGTAATGTTCTTGGATCGTTACAAGCATTTGGTTCTAATGATGTTGGTTTTGTAAGAACTAATGCTAAAATTGATTTTAAAGCAGATGAAGATTTTTCAGGTTCTCCAGACAATACTCCCGGTAGAATAGAATTTTGGACATGCCCACCATTATCAACATCACCTGAGGAAAGAATCAGAATAACATCTGGTGGTTATGTAGGGATTGGTTCTACAAATCCATCTTCAAAATTCAGTGTGAATGGTAATGCAATAATATCTGGTATTTTAACAGCACAATCATTCTATGGTGATGGTTCAAATCTTACTGGACTTGGTGATACTGCTAATGTAAGAACAGATACTTTGGTTGTTACTGGAGTATCAACTTTAGGTGTTGTAACTGGTGTTACTGCAATTGAAGCAACCACATATTATGGTGATGGTTCAAATCTTACTGGACTTGGTGATACTGCTAATGTAAGTACTAACACTTTAATTGTGAGTGGAGTATCAACACTTAGTGGTGATGTAAATATTGGTCAGGATCTTTTAATTACTCGGGACTTACAAGTTACAAGAAACATTCATGTTGACGGTAATTTAACTATTGGTGGTACATCAGCAACAATTTCTGCAGAAACTTTAACAATTACTGATCCCGATATTATTCTCGGCTATAGAACCGATGCGAACGGACAAGATATTTCAACTGATGACACTGCAAGTCATGGTGGTGTTGCTCTTGCTTCGACTGAAGGTAGTCCACTTATTAATCTTGTTGGTGCAGGTGAGACATTAGCACCAACATACAAGAAAATTATGTGGTTTAAGACCAATTCTTTTACTGGTCTTAATACTGATGCATGGTTATCAAATTATGCATTTGGTGTTGGTACAACATCAATGTCATCAGGAACCAAGTTTGCTGTTGGAAATATTGAAGCAAACTTTGATGATTTCACATCAGTTAGAAATATTAATTCATCTGGTGTGATTACTGCAACTTCATATGTCGGAGATGGTTCGAGTCTTACAAATGTACTTAGTGACTTAGTTGATGATACTACTCCACAACTTGGTGGAGATTTAGATCTTAATGGTAATAATGTTACCGGAACAAGTAATATTATCTTAACTGGTAGTGGTAGAATTGGTGTAGGAACCGATACTCCTGATACTCCTTTAGATGTAAGAACAGGTAGTACATTACCCGCACAGTTCGTCACTACAACTGGTAGTTCTAACGGTGCTATCATTAGACTTAGAAAGAATGATACAAATCTAAGTAATAATGATAAGATTGGTGTAATTCAATTTGCTGGTGATAATGGTACAGATTCTTACATAAGTGAGATTTCTAAAATAGAATCAGTTGTTACTGATGCAACATTTGGATCTGAGGATGGAGATCTTACATTCTTTACTTCTACTAATGGAAGTAGTACAGAGAAAGTTCGTATTAATTCCAGTGGTAATGTTGGTATAGCTACCGAAAATCCAGAACATAAACTTCATGTAATAGGTGATGCAAGAATTACGGGAATCCTTACTGTTGGAACTTCTTCTCTGACTCTTGATGGTATTAATGATTCTATCCAGGTTGGATCTGCTCTAACTATTGGACATAGTATAGGTTTACAATTTCACAGTCAAAGCATACATTCTAATGGAATGAATGCACTCGATATTAATGCAACAGGTGTTATTACCGCAACTTCATTTGTGGGTGATGGATCAGGTCTTACCAATGTGGGAGGTGGTGATACTTCACATATTGTAGCAGATACTTTTGTTGTTACTGGTTTTTCTACTTTTAAGGGAAGTGGAACTGAAGTACTTCGTATTACACAAGATGTAAATGCATCGGTACAACAAGAATTTGGTATTGGTTTTGCTGCTAATCCAAATCACACAAATTCAGCAGCTTTAATTACATTTGAAGAATTTGATACTTCAGATTCGAGAGGAGATCTAGTATTTTATACAAGAGGTACTAATTCCGATAGTTCTCCAACAGAAAGACTTCGTATTGACAGCTCCGGCAACATCGGTATAGGGACTAATAATCCAATATATGGACTTGACGTTAGAGGAACTGGAACTATCGCTCGATTTGGAAAACCAAATTCGACTGATGATGGTCTTCAAATTGATGTAACAAATAGTCAATATCCAAAACTTTATAATCCGAGCTCAGCTGATACATTATCTATAGTAAGTACAGGTAGTGTACAAGTATCAATTGATAGTAATAATAATGATACCACCAAAGCATTCACTGTAGTTTCAAATGGTCATAGTGGAAGTGGTACTGAGTTATTCAAAATAAATGAGAGTGGCGAAACAACTATAACTGCGAGTAGTACATCTGCGTTGTTCATTAAGGATAACAGTGCTGACTCATCTGGATTGAAACTCTATTCAGATTCAGCAGGTTTGTCTCACATCAATGCTGGATATGGTAACTTAGTACTTGAAACTTCTGGATCTGAAAGATTAAGGATTGATTCCAGCGGCAACGTCGGTGTTGGGGTGACCAACCCCAGTGAAAAACTTGAAGTTGCCGGCAATTTAATATTAGACCAAAGTAATTCACAAATAAAACTAAAATCAGGAGGAACTGGTACAACAGGAGCAATTAATTTTACTTTCAATACAGATTCAACCAACTATGCAGGTCTTGGTTTAGAATATAATACTAGAGCATCAGTGGGTTTAAGATTATTTTCGGGATATCCATTAACTCTAGAATCTCAAACAAACTCATATATTGCGTTTAGAAGAGGAACTACTGAAACAGCACGTATAGATTCCAGCGGTAACTTAGGAATCGCAATTAATAATCCAGGAGCAAAACTAGATGTTTATGGTACTGCTAGAATAGGAGGTACTTCTGATTCATCACGTAGAGCAGATTTTGATACTAATGGTAGACTAACTCTTGCATATGGAGATAACAACAATGTCTCCAATCTAATATTAGCAAATCTTTCATCAGCAGCTACAACAAATCACGGATCCAATATTGCTTGGAATTTTGGAACTAATACATCTGCAACTCCTATCACTGCTGCAGCAATTGATGTTCTTAAATCACAACAATGGACTTCGACATCAACCACACAAGATTCTAAATTTAAAATCAGACTTGCAACTGATGGTAGTCTTGTTGACAGATTTGAGATAAATGGTTCAACCAGTGTTGCTACTTTTAATTCATCAGAAGTAGTATTTGGTGGAACTGCAGTTTCTGCAACTGAAGGTGGTCAGATACGTTTAACATCAGCATCAGGACAGTCTAACGGTGACACTATTATTGACATGAATAGTGCCAATCTTAGATTTTTCTATGCTGGTTCCCCAAATAAGGGTGCTTATTTAACACTTTCATCTTTAGCAGATGGTGTTGGTTCAAGAATACTGACTACTTCAGATGAAGGTTCTGGTAATGGTCTTGACGCCGACTTATGGGATGGAAATCAATTTGCAACCTATTTGAACCAGGCAGTACTGACCACTTCCTCACCCAGTTTCAACCAAGTTACTTTAACGAATAACGGTAACGGAACTAATGTAAAAATAGGAGATGACGCTTGGATAGGTGATGTAAACCAACCAAACACGATTAGAATTAAAGGAGTTCAAAATTCTGCCAATGGGTACATCATCTTTGGTGATAGCAACACCACAGCTTTAGGTCGTGCAGGTACTGGTGCGTTAACCTACGGAGGTAACACTGTTTGGCACGGAGGTAATGATGGTTCAGGTAGTGGTCTAGATGCTGATTTGCTTGATGGTCAAAACTTACAGGCAGGTGCTGCTACTGCAAATACTGTTGCAGGAAGAAATGGCTCTGGTGATATTCATTGCCGTTTGATCAGACAGACATACGGAAATCAATCTACTATCTCTGGTGGACTGGTATTCCGTGTCAACAACAGCACTGACAACTATCTACGAGTTTGCAATGACATGGGTGCAGTTAGGACATTTATTGGAGCAAATAACGCCTCTAATTTAACCACCGGAACAATTCCTGATGCCCGCATTCCTGACACAATTACGCCTGCAACTCGTGTGGACACTAAGGAGGTTAGAACCTCTAACGGCACTGAGTTGGTTTTAAACGCTGGAGAGTCTGCTGGTAAATTTGCTAGCCAGACTGCAGAAATTATTTACCTCAATGCTGAGAATGGTGTTCGTGTATGTACCCCATCAGTTGCCAACTATGGTAGTGGATATGTAGAGCAAAGAACAAATATCACAGGCGGAGGTATTTTCTTCAACCGCAATACAACAGCGATGGGTGAGATTACTACACAAGACACCACCTGGCTGAGGATTAATCAGAGCACTGCTAAGAACATCTACACCCCGCGCTATATCCGTGCTGATGGAGGATTCTTTGTAGATGGCACAACTTACGGTATTAATGGAACTGGTGTTTTACTTTCTAATACTGGAGCAACTATTGGAGGTAATACTGCTTGGCACGCTGGTAACGACGGTTCAGGTTCTGGACTTGATGCTGATACTCTTGATGGCGCTCAACCTAGTGTATCTGCTGGAAACAACACTATCGTAAAGAGACATTCTAGTGGGTATATCTTTGCAAATTACTTCAATACAACTCCTAATGATGTATCATCGGGTGTAACTAGAATTTGCTGTGAAACTGGTAATGATGGATATATCCGTCACGCAACTCAAGCAGGTGTCCGAGTATTTATTGGTGCAGGTAGTGGTAACGGTCTTGATGCCGATACTGTTGATGGTTTTCAGGCTGCAAGTTTCCTGAGGTCTGATGCTAACGATACTGCAACAGGAACAATTACATTCAACGGTACGGTGAATATCCGTACCGCCCTTGACCTTGCAGATAACGACATCCTGCGCTTTGGTAGTGGTGATGACGTAGAGTTCTTCTGTAACGGTTCCCATATGTATATGGACCTGAACAGTGGTATTGGTAACTTCTACATTCGTGACGGTACGACCACTCGTTACACCTTTAATGACAATGGTTCCTTTACGGCAACAGGTAACATCACTGCTTACTCTGACATTAACTTGAAAGAGAACATTGAGGTTATCCCTGATGCATTAAATAAAGTATCACAACTTCGTGGTGTAACTTTTGATCGTATAGATATAGAAGATGAACCTAGACAGTCAGGTGTGATTGCACAAGAAGTAGAAAAAGTTTTACCTGAAGTTGTAGGAACTACTGAAGACGGTACGAAGACTGTTGCTTATGGAAATATGGTTGGACTATTAATTGAAGCAATTAAGGAACAGCAAAAACAGATTGATGATTTAAAAGCAAAATTGGAGGAGAATAACTAATGGCACTACCAAATTCTGGACCAATTTCACTAAATGATATCCAAACTGAGTTTGGTGGTACTAATCCTATTGGAATTAATGAATACTATGGTGCAGATACAGGTGTTCCCGCGTCAGGAACGATTAGTTTAGCTGATTTTTATGGGACTTCAAGTGGTCCAGCATCTTATACTGCAAATGTTTTAGTAGTCGGTGGTGGCGGTGCTGGTGGTGCAAGTTATTATTTCTGGGGTTGGTGGCCAGGACAAGGAGGTGGTGGTGGACAGGTTGTAACTACTAACACTACTATTACTGAGGGAGGTGGCAATATATCTATAACAGTTGGAGCAGGTGCTGCTGGGGGTTCAGGTATGGGTGCTAATGGATCTATATCAAGGTATTCAACTACTTCGGCTAATCCAGGAGAGGGTGGAGCATGGTTTAACGATACCACTAATGATGGAACTTCTGGAGCAGGATATACTGCGTTTTATTATGGGGCGCTGCCAGGTGGTGGTGGAGGTGCCGGTGGTACTGGAGGCGAAGCAAGTTCTACATCCTCAGGAGGCACTGGGGGAGCTGGTGTTAATAGCAACTATTCTGGGTCTACTTTAGGATATGGAGGCGGCGGTGGCGGCGGTGGCAGCAGTACTGGAGGAACTGGAGGACCAGGAGCAGGAAATGGAGGCAGTGGCGATCAGAATGGTTTTAATGGTACTGCTGGCCGCGGTGGGGGCGGCGGCGGCGGTGGTGGTGGTGGTCAAGCTAGTACTAATAATAGTGGCGGTTCTGGTGGAAGTGGAACTGTTATAATCAGAGTTCCTATTGCTTACACTGCAGGTTCTGCTTCAGGAGCAACGGTAACAACAAACTCAACTTACAGATACTACAAATGGTCTACTGCTGGTTCATATACTTTTACACAATAAAGTATTTCATAAATTAAAATAAATATAATTAAAATAATGATATAATATGAATATTGCTATTATTGGGAGAGGAACATCTGCGATCATAACCGCTCTCATATGTATACATAATGGTCATAAAATAACATTTTTCTTCGATCCAAATATTCCACATCTCAGTGTTGGTGAATCAACAACTCCTTGGATTCCAAAACTTATCACAGAAGTTCTTGGTATTAGCACTCACGATCTAATCAAAGAGGGTATTGCATCATATAAGATGGGTATTAACTTTGTTGATTGGGGATGTAACAAACAGTTTTACCACAGTTTTGGTTCAGGGAATCATGCTATACAATTTGATAGTAAAATATTTAATGAGTTTATTCATAATAATCTATCAATAACAAATAGAGCAACATATGTTGCTAAAAGAATCGATAAAGTAGATCATCTTTTAAAAGATTTTGATTTTGTAATTAATTGTTGTGGGTGGGAAGATAAATCTAGTTATCTTGAACCAGTATTCAAATCTGTAAATTCTTGTTCTGTTTTTAAAGAAGAAATAGATTATTATAAACACAATCAAACATTACATACTCTCCACAAAGCAACAGAAGATGGATGGCAGTTTGGTATACCTTTTCCAGATAGAAATATTTTAAAGTGTGGATATTTATTTAATAGTGAGTATATATCTGATGATGATGTTAAAAAGAAACTCAACAAAGAAGTAACTAAAACTTTTCATTGGGAACAAAGATATGCAAAAGAATTTTTATTAAATAAAAATGTTGCAATAAATGGAAATCGTTTATTTTTCTTTGATCCACTACAAGCACTCAGTCTTGCTTTTATGTACTTGTTCGCTAATTTTATTTGTGATTATTTAAGAGAACCATCAGAAGTAAATCGTAGATTACTTAACTCCAGATATTTAACTGAAATGTGGATACATCAATTAATTTTGGCATATCATTATCAGTATGGTTCTAATTTTAATAGTGAATTTTGGAATAAAACTTCCAAGAATGCAAAAGATATGATGAAATACCAATTAAATGGAGTAGATGAAGTTTTAAAATATAATATTGATCTTGATTCCATTTCTAATGGAAACACATCCCAATCAAATATTGGTATATTTACTCGGGAGGATCATATTCAACTTCAAATAGGATTAAGAGGAGAGAAATTTTTAAAATAAATATTTTTTATATATTATTAAAATTTTTAATTAAGTGCACGCATTTTACGAATCATATTATCATGGCCACCTAATTCTCTGTCAATGTTTAAAGAAGTTGGTATTCCAACATTTTCCGACATTGATACAATCTGTTCTTTCATTTCAACTGCTTCAGATTCATTATAATCAGATAAATTAGAATAAACATCTCTTAATTTTTTCATAAGAGGATCTAAGAGATCTATGATCACCAACTTTTCATCTCTTGTCATGAAGGGGAAAGTATCCTTTGTAGGATAAACTTGATTATACAATTCTGTAATTTCTGCTATTTTACTTTGAAATGAAGAAGAATCAAAGGAAGACATAGAAGCTTTTATATTAAACTTTTCAATATTTATGAGAAGATGCAAGCTTCCTTCATACATAGAATTAATTACTAAACATTTATTTGGTAACAAATAATGGCACAACCTCTTAGTTCACAAATTACTGATAGAAATTTTCTTCAGGCTAATGGATTTAAGTTCACTGTTAATAGAGCACCACATTTAGGATTCTATGGTAACTCAATAAATGTTCCTGGTATGACATTGGGTGTTGTGCAACAACCAACTTATCTGAAGGATATTCCTAGACCTGGAGAAATCCTTGAGTTTAATGATTTAAAAATTCGTTTCTTAATTGATCAAGGTCTTGAAAATTATATGGAGATACAGAACTGGTTAAGAGGTATTGGTTTCCCAGAAAGTCTTAATGAGATTTATAAGTGGCAAAATACCGGTCCAATAAAAAATAATGATAATACTGGGATAAATTTATATTCTGATGGCACACTTTCAATATTAAATGGTATCAATAGACCTATATTTAAAGTAGTACTCAAGGATTTATTTCCATATCAATTGTCTGACATTATATTTGATTCAACTCAAACTGATATTGAATACTTGACAGCCGATGTCAGTTTCAAGTATTCTATCTATAATATAACTGATGCGGATTGTTGCTAAATGATTGATCTTCCTACACTTCAGAAAATGTGGGAAAAGGATTCAAAGATTGATATTGATAATCTACATACTGAATCGTTGAACATTCCCGTTCTCCATGCAAAATATTATGACATTTACAATAATCTCATGTTACTGAGGAAAAAATCTGAGCAACAAAAGAAAAACATAAGACATGAGAGATATGAGTACTACTCCGGCAAAGCAGATCCTGACATTTATATCAAAGATCCGTTTCCCAAAAAGATCCGAGATAAAGACACTATGGCAAAATATCTTGACGCGGATGAGAGACTCTCAGGAGTTTCGTTGAAGTGTGAATATTATGATGTTATGCTGAAGTATATTGAAGAGATCTTGAAACAAATTAGTAATAGAACTTATCAAATTAAAAATAGTATTGAATTCATGAGATTTAGTTCGGGACTAGGGTAATGGAAGAAGAATATCCTTATGTAGAAATAGATTTAGACATAAATGATGTCTATCTTTTGTACAACTCGATCAGTTTTCATTATGAGAAATGGCCTGGTGGTCATCCCGATGAGCAAGAAAGACTCAAATTTATGAAAAATTTTCTTTACAAAATTATATTACAGTATAAGTTTGAACATATGTAATAAATATATGTAGGTGAGAACCTATATATATGGCCGATTTGACTATTGAAAAGGTAAACGAAGTTTACCTCAAAATAACCACAGAACCCCATGTGGAATATGAACTCAGGGATCGATTTACTTTTGAAATCGAGAACAAAAAGTTTATGCCACAGTATAGAAGCAAGAATTGGAATGGTGAGATACACCTTTTCAATATCAAAACAAAGCGCATATATTGTGGATTGTTAGATAAGATTATTGCGTTCTGTGAGAATGCAGGATATACTTATAAATTTTTAAATAACAAATTTTATGGTCCACCATTTGAAGTCAATGACTTTGTAAGTAAAGGTGGAACAAAAGATTATATGCAATCCATTGCACCTGGAATTACGCCAAGAGAGTATCAGGTTGATGGTGTATATGAAGCATTAAGATATAACAGAAAATTACTTGTAAGTCCAACTGGTTCTGGTAAATCATTCATGATTTATTCAGTTGTAAGATACCATGTTGCACGTGGAAATAAAATATTGCTTGTTGTTCCTACCACTTCATTGGTTGAACAGATGTATAAGGACTTCTCTTCTTATGGTTGGGATCCTGAAAATCATTGTCACAGGATATATCAAGGTAGAGAAAGAGTCAATACTAATGAAGTAACTATCACGACTTGGCAAAGTGTTTATAAAGAAGATAGAAAGTTCTTTGAACCATATGATGTGGTGATAGGAGACGAGGCCCACCTTTTTAAAAGTAAGTCTCTTATCAGTATCATGGATAAATTACATCATGCTAAGTATAGATATGGGTTTACAGGAACTTTAGACGGCTCACAGACCCATAAATGGGTGTTAGAGGGATTGTTTGGACCATCATACAAAGTCACTCAAACAAAGAAGTTACAGGATGAAGGACACCTTGCAACTCTTGATATTCAATGTTTAGTATTGAAGTATAGACCTCGGAAGTTTGATACTTATGAAGATGAAATTCAGTATCTGATATCAAGTGAAAAGAGAAATAATTTTATTACTAATCTAGTCAAAGATTTAGATGGTAATAGTTTGGTCTTGTATTCAAGAGTTGAAAGTCATGGTGCAATCTTATTTGAACTAATAAATAAAAAAGTAAGTGAAGACCGAAAAGTATTCTTTATTCATGGTGGTGTAGATGCTGAGGATAGAGAGCAAGTAAGAGAAATTACTGAAAAAGAAAAGGATGCTATCATCGTTGCATCTTACGGAACATTCAGTACTGGTATTAACATCAAAAACTTACATAATGTAGTATTTGCCTCTCCATCAAAATCTAGAGTTAGAAACTTACAGAGTATTGGTAGAGTACTACGTAAAGGCAAAGATAAAGTGAGTGCAAAACTTTATGATATTGCAGATGACTTTACTATTGGTTCAAGAAAGAATTATACATTAAATCATTTTATTGAACGTGTGAAAATATATGTTTCAGAACAGTTCAATTATGACATATTTACTATCGATATAAAAGATTAAAGGAGAGTATATGATTGAAGAAGATTTTTACGCAACAATTAAACTTAAATGTGGTGATGAGATATTTACTAAAGTAGCAGCATCTGAAGAGGATGATAGAACAATGCTACTTCTATCTCATCCAATTCAAGTTCAACCTATTAAAACAAGAGGTTCTGTTACTGGTTATATATTTGAACCATGGTTGAAGACTTCTCATGAAGACTTATTCATAATCAATATTGAAGATGTTCTTACAATGTCTGAATCAGAGAACATTGAAATGATTATGAACTATCAAGACTATGTAAGAAAAGCTAATCAAGGTAACTTCTCTAAGTTAGATAGAAAGATGGGTTACTTAGGTAATGTGAGAGATACAAAAGAGGTACTAGAGAAGTTATACAAGTCCTCTTAAAGAACTTAAAGTATCCTTATCTTCCGGGACAAGCCCATTCTACACAACATTTGATACCTTGTCAACACTTGGTAACAGTGGTATAATAAAGACAACAAAAAGAACATTATGCCCAAACCTAAAAATGCAGAACACTATGTAAATAACAAAGAGTTTCTGAATGCTCTTGAGAACTACTTTGCCAAGGTTGAGAAAGCAAAACTGAATGATCAACCAAAACCACAGATTCCTAGGTATATTGGTGAATGTTTTTTGAAGATTGCAAATCATCTATCATACAAACCTAACTTTGTGAACTACATGTTCAAGGATGATATGATTTGTGATGGTATTGAAAACTGTGTGAGATATATTCATAACTTCAATCCAGAGAAATCAAAGAACCCATTTGCATACTTTACTCAGATTATCTACTATGCATTCTTGAGGAGAATTTCTCAAGAGAAAAAACAACTTGAAATCAAAAATAAAATTCTTGAGAGAACTGACTTTGATGAAGTCTTTGATGCCAATGAACTTGACAGTGGAAACTATTCTGACTATAACAGTATCAAAGATGCAGTCCATCAAAAACTGAGAGGTAACTAATGCTTGGTAATCTTGAACCAGAAGAATCTGTTATGGACAATTCTTTAATTTCCAAAAGAAAGGCGATTGCAGTTTGTAATCAAGGAGTAAGGGAAAAACTTCTTGATCTTATCTCTGAACTTGGGTGGGATTGTTATGATGATGTCACTGTAGAAATTGGTGGTACATCTGTCTCTGGTATTGATGTTGGTGAAGAGTACAATAAGAAGTGGCAGTCACCTATTGGTACTCGCAAGTATAATAAAGATGCATTCATCATTATTAAAAATCAATCTCGTAGAGACCTGACTAAATCACAACCTTTCCCTGAGGGAGAATTCAAACCCAAACATCCTCACACACCAAAGAAATGAAGATAGCAATTATCACAGACACTCACTATGGTGCACGTAAGGGTTCTAAACTCTTTCATGATTACTTTGAGAAATTCTACGAAGATGTATTCTTTCCCACTTTGGATAAGATGGGAATTGACATTGTAATTCATATGGGTGATGCATTTGATAGTCGTAAGGGCATTGAATTCAAGTCCCTGAAGTGGGCAAAGAGAGTTGTCTTTGATCCTCTTAAGAAGAGGAACATCAAGATGCATTTGATGGTTGGTAATCATGATGCATACTACAAGAATACTAATGAAATCAATGCTGTTGATCTACTCCTAAAAGAATATGATAATGTTGAGGTTTATTCTTCTCCTACAGAAGTTTCTTTGGGTGGTCTCCCCATTCTATTCATTCCTTGGATCAACGAACAAAACGAAAAGGAAACAAACAACATCATCAGTAAAACAAAATGTCCTGTCGCGATGGGACATCTCGAACTCAATGGTTTCAGAGTTAACAACCAAGTCATCATGGACCACGGTCATGACAGCAGAGCCTTTAATAAGTTCGAGAAAGTCTTTTCGGGACACTATCACACTCGATCCGACAATGGGACCGTTTATTATCTCGGTAATCCCTATGAAATGTTCTGGAGTGATGTCAAAGAGCCCAGAGGTTTCACTATTTTTGATACAGAGACCCTGGAACATAGGTATGTAGATAACCCCCACAGACTCTTCTATAACATTTATTACGAAGATACAAACTATCAGACATTCAATGCCACTGAATATCAAGATAAGATTGTCAAAGTAATTGTAAGAAAGAAAACTGATACCAATAAGTTCGAAAAGTTCATTGACAAACTTTATACAATAGGTGTTGCAGATTTAAAGATTGTTGAAAATTTTCAACTTGTTGAACCTGAGGATTTTGATACTGAAGAATCTGAAGACACTATGTCTATTTTGAATCGATATATTGAGGAGTCTGAAATTGAGTTAAATAAGACAGTAATTCAGTCTCTTATCAAAGAGATATACCAAGAGGCGTGTGAGGTGGTCTAGTGTTTATTATTACAGTTGCTGGTAAAGAAAAGGAAGGTGCATATTCTGTAGTTGATGAAGATGGAGAACAAGTTCTTTATATTTTTACAGAAGAGGATGATGCAGAACGATACTCCATGCAACTTGAAGAACTTGACTATCCTGAGATGAATGTGTTAGAAGTAGAAGACGAGATAATAATTAAAACTTGTGAAATGCATGATCACAGGTATACTGTAATTACCTCTGATGACATTGTGATTCCACCTGACGAACAATATGATTAACTTTAAGAAGATTACCTGGTCTAATTTTTTATCTACTGGTCAACATCCAACAACAGTTAATCTTGATCAAAACCAAACAACACTCATCATTGGTTCTAATGGTGCAGGTAAGTCAACCATCTTGGATGCTCTTACCTTTGTTTTGTATGGTAAGTCATTTCGTAAGATTAATAAAACACAACTCATTAATTCTACAAATGATAAAGATACACTCGTAGAAATTGAATTTGATTTGAATTCTACTGAGTGGAAGATTAAACGTGGAATCAAACCAAACATTTTCAAGATTTATCGTAATGGTGAAGAACTTAACCAATCACATTCTGCCAATGACCAACAGAAGTGGTTAGAACAAAATGTTCTGAAGATGAATTATAAATCCTTCACACAAATTGTAATTCTAGGATCATCAACCTTTGTTCCTTTCATGCAGCTTCCAGTATCCTCACGAAGAGAAGTTGTAGAGGATCTATTGGATATTAAGATCTTCTCTTCGATGAATGATGTGATTAAGGGGAAGATTAGAAGTATTCGTGAAGAAGTCAAGACTTTAGATCTGAAGAAAGAGAGTTTGATGGATAAAGTTGATATGCAGAAAAACTTTATCGATAAGATTGAAAGTCAAAGTAAGGAAGATGTTGATTCGAAAAATCAAAAGATAGATTCTCTCAACGAAGAGGTGGAGAAGTGTTTTGCTGAGAGTATGGAAAAGGAAGATATTCTTTCTAAACTTAAAGAACAACTCACAGAATTTGAAAATGCTCAAGAAAGATTGAGAGAGTATGGAAGTATCAAAGGTAAATTGTCTCAAAGAATACAAACTCTCGTAAAAGAACATAAGTTTTTTAGTGATAATACGGTTTGTCCCACCTGTGATCAGAATATTGAGGAGTCTTTTAGGGTAAATAGAATTAGTGTTTCCCAAAATAAAGCAGAAGAGCTCCGAGAGGGTTTTGAAAAACTACAATCGGCTATTAAAAATGAGGAATTGAGGGAAACACAATTCAAATCATTATCCAGTCAAATTTCTAAAACACTTAATGACATTTCTTCTTTCAATGTACAGATCACTGGTTACCAGAAACAGATCAGAGGACTTGAATCTGAAATTCAAACTATTACCAGTCAGGTCGAGAACAGAAATATTGAGCATCAGAAGTTAGAAGAATTACGAGATAATCTGAATAAGACTTATGATGATCTAGTAAAAAGTAAAGATAAAATTTCCTATTACGATTTCATCTACAGTCTTCTAAAAGATGGTGGAGTGAAGGCAAAGATTATCAATAAGTACTTACCACTTATCAATCAACAAGTTAATAAGTATCTTCAGTTGATGGACTTCTACATCAATTTTACTTTGGATAATGAATTCAATGAGACTGTTGAATCTCCCATACATGAAGACTTTTCTTATTCATCTTTTAGTGAAGGTGAAAAGATGAGAATTGATCTTGCACTTCTATTCACATGGAGAGAAATTGCAAGAGTCAAGAACTCAGTGAATACGAATCTATTGATTATGGATGAGGTTTTTGATAGTTCACTGGATGGTTTTGGAACTGACGAGTTTCTCAAAATTATTCGATACATTATCAAAGACGCAAATATATTTGTTATCAGCCATAAGACCGGTATGGAAGATAGATTTGAAAATGTAGTTAAGTTTGAAAAACATAAAGGTTTCTCAAGAAAGGTGTAGTTGCATTAGTCCCCAGGCCTAAAAACCTGGGGATTGGTGTATGTGCCAATATATAAAGTGTCTCATCTCACTCCCCATAGGTCTCAAGGTCGTGTACGATAGCTTCATTGAGACAAACACCATGATCAATTACGAAATCAAATCTCACCTTGCAAAACTTCTTGCCACAGAAAATATGGTGGTTGAGAATCGTAATGTGGAGACTGCTCAGTTTGATGTAGAGAAAAGAATTCTGACGCTTCCGATGTGGAAGAGAGCATCCAATGTTGTTTATGATATGTTGGTTGGACATGAGGTAGGACACGCATTGTTCACACCTAATGACTGGAGTTGGGAAGATCGTGTGCCTAAACAGTTTGTCAACGTGGTAGAAGATGCACGTATTGAGAAACTGATGAAACGTAGATATCCAGGTCTTTCTAAAAGTTTCTACAAAGGTTATCAGGAACTTTCTGATAAAGACTTCTTTGATTTGCAAGAAACAAATATTGATGAAATGAATCTTGCCGATCGTGCAAATCTGTACTTCAAGATTGGTAACTTTATTGATATTCCTTTCACTTCCGAAGAGAAAGAAATTCTGACTATGATGTCTGAAACTGAAACCTTTGCTGATGCAGTAATGGTTGCAGAAGTACTTTACAAGTATTGTAAGGGAGAAAGGAATGAAAAGATTGAAAACATTTCTCTTCCAAATCCTAACGGTAATACTCAATCTTCAGAAGAAGATACTGAAGAGAGTCAGGAATCTGTAGAGACTGAAGAGACTTCTAATTCTATTGAAGAATCTCAAAGTGGAGGTACAAGTGAAGGTGAAAGAGATAAATCATCTACTTCTACTAATGAAGAACCTAAAGTTCAGACTGACTCTATGTTTGAGGAAGGTACTGCAGAATTCAATGGGAATCTTGAAAGTGGTCGTGGTACCAACTATCTTGAGATTCCAAAAATTGATACTGACAAAGTTATTATTTCTAACAAAAGAATTCATAAAGAGTTAGAGGAGTATTGGGCTGATTGTTCTACACCTAAAGAATATTATTGTGCATATCGTAAAGAAAATAGAGTCTCTCCTCCAAAGGATTTCTCTGGTCCAGATGGTGAGTTTACAAAATTCAAGAAGTCTTCTAACAAAGAAGTAAACTATCTTGTTAAGGAGTTTGAATGTAAAAAATCTGCAGATGCATATTCTCGTTCTTTCACTTCAAAGACTGGAACTCTTGACTGCACCAAACTTCATACTTACAAGTACAATGAGGATCTGTTCAAGAAGGTGAATGTGATTCCTAATGGTAAGAATCATGGTCTGATCTTTATTCTTGATTGGTCTGGATCAATGTCTAATTGTCTGACAGAGACTATCAAACAATTGTATAATCTCATCTGGTTCTGCAGTAAGGTAAACATCCCATTTGATGTCTATGCATTCACCAACAATTATATTCAGGAAGGAAGAGAATCATATAAAGAAAGCACCATTCAGGAAGTCAAAGAATACGATTTCATTGTTCCTCCTGATTTCAATCTTCTTCACTTTTTCAGTAGTGATGTAAGTAGAAGAGATCTGGATAGTCACATGAAGTCTGTGTGGCGTCTTGTTGCGAGTTTGTGTACGTGGGTGGAATACTCCACTCCTAATGGTTACAACTTGTCAGGAACACCTTTGAATGAAACCATCATTTGTCTTCATGAAATTATTCCACAATTCAAGAAGAAGTATGCAGTACAAAAAGTGAATGTTGTCATCCTTACGGATGGTGAATCAAATGCTCTACCTTACTATAAGAATTATGAATACAATGGTAAAGAGAATGTTGGGGCCAATCGTACTTATACCGGTGACTATATTCGTAATCGTAAGACCGGACATACTTATAAAATTGAGTATGAGTACTACAAATTCACTGAACTTCTTTTGAATGATCTGAAACAGGTACATCCAGATGTTAATACTATTGGAATTCGTATTAGTGCACCTGGAGACTTCAAGTCCTTTATCCGTAAGTATAATAAGAATCTGACTGAAGAATCATACAAGAAGATGAGAAAAGAGAAGTCTGTAGCAATCAAGACCAGTGGATATACTTCTTATTTTGGTATCCTTTCTACCGCTCTTGATAATCAAACTGACTTTGACGTTGAGGAAGGTGCATCTAAGAGTAAGATCAAAGCAGCATTTGTTAAGAATCTTAACTCTAAGTCACTAAATAAAAAGGTATTGAGTCAATTTGTAGACATCATCAGTTGAGCCAATCCTAGAACTGTCACAACCATCCCACCACAGGGGTGGTTTTGTCCTATTATAGCTTTGTTGAACACACACCACATCATGACACTTTCTACTGAATTCGTTGTTTCTTCACTACAGGGTCTTTACGGAGATAGTATTACCACTGCCGACATCAAAGCTTGGTGTGCGATGAATGGTTCTAACTATCAGACTGTTACCAAAAGACTCGATGAGTACAAAGTTGGTCGTGGGAAGTGGAATCTGACTGTCACTGAGAAACTGGAACAAACTTATCAAGCACCCGCTGTAATTCCTTCCATCGAACAAGATCTTATCCCACAGAAAGATGATAACTTCGTCAGCTTTGGTAACTTCACTGATATTAAAAAGATCATTAAGTCCAATCTATTCTATCCTGCGTTCATTACAGGTCTCTCTGGTAACGGTAAAACGTTTCTGGTTGAACAAGCTTGTTCTCAACTCAAGAGGGAGTTGATTCGTGTCAACATCACCATCGAGACTGATGAAGATGATCTTATTGGCGGTTTTCGTCTTGTTAATGGTGAGACTGTTTGGCATAATGGTCCTGTCATCGAGGCTCTGGAACGGGGAGCTATTCTCCTTCTAGATGAAGTTGACCTTGCATCAAATAAGATTCTTTGTCTACAGTCGATTCTTGAAGGCAAGGGTGTCTTCCTGAAGAAGATTGGTAAATATGTAACACCTAGGGAGGGGTTCAATGTTATTGCAACTGCAAATACTAAGGGTAAAGGCAGTGATGACGGTCGCTTTATTGGAACTAACGTTCTCAATGAAGCTTTCCTCGAAAGATTCTGTGTGACCTTTGAGCAGAGTTATCCCACTCCTTCAACTGAAGCAAAAATTCTCTCACGTCTTTGTGATGATGATAAGTTTGTAAGTCATCTTGTTGACTGGGCAGACATTATTCGTAAAACTTTCTACGATGGTGGTATTGATGAGGTAATTTCTACTCGTCGTCTAGTTCACATCGTGAATGCATTTAAAATCTTTGGTAACAAGTCAAAGGCAATTGATGTTTGTACTGCAAGGTTTGATGATGAGACTAAGACTGCATTCCTTGAACTTTACGACAAGGTTGACGCTGATTTTGAGATCGTTGACAAAAAGGAGGAAGTCTGATATAATGAATGCGTGGTCCCTTCTATACGATTATATGAGTGATACTGAATGGGTAAAAGAAAATGGGGGTTATGAATATACCCCCGAAAATGATGGAGATGTGATTTTGAGTAATGTAGAACCCGATACTATTGATCTTAATATTGATAACAAGAATGGTTTTTGGAAATATGAGGAGGATGTAATTCTCAAAGAGGTCCGAGATTATTTGAGTGGTACATATAGTGCACATTATTCAGGTGAACAAGGTAAAACACAGACACTTGATCTGATTGATAGTATTGGTGACGCAGAAGCATTCTGTCGATCAAATGCTATCAAGTATCTCTCAAGATTTGGTAAGAAAAATGGCAAGTCCAAACTTGACATTCTGAAAGCAATTCACTATTGTATTCTCCTATATCATTTCTCTGGTATTAACAAGCAACCAAAAGGTAATTACGAAACTTTCTAAATTATGAAACTGTCTGAATCCACTGTATCTCTCCTGAAGAACTTCTCTTCTATCAATCAATCCATTCTGTTCAAAGAAGGTCAGAAACTCCGAAGTATTTCGGTTATGAAAAACATTCTGGTTGAGGCCAATGTTGCCGAAGAGTTTCCCAAAGACTTTGGTATCTATGATCTGAATCAATTCTTGAACGGTCTTTCACTTCACTCTTCACCAGATCTTGATTTTGAAAATGAACAGTATGTTGTAATTAAAGAAGGTCGTTCACGTTCAAAGTATTTCTTCGCAGATCCTTCTGTGATTGTTGCTCCTCCAGAAAAGGATATTACTCTTCCAACTGAAGATGTTTGTTTCCAATTGACAAGTCAACAACTGGAAAAACTCAAAAAGGCTGCATCTGTATTTCAACTTCCAGATATTTCTGTCATTGGTGAAGCTGGTGTTGTAAAACTGGTTGCACGTGATAAGAAGAATGATACATCAAACGATTATGAAATTATTGTTGGTGAAACTGATCTTGAGTTCGTCTTTAACTTCAAGGAAGAGAATCTGAAGATCATTCCTGGTAACTACGATGTTGTAGTTTCCGAGAAACTCCTTTCTTGTTTCAGTAATCAAAATGTTGAAGTCAAGTATTGGATTGCACTTGAACCTGACTCTACCTTTGGATCATGACAGACTGGAAAGAAAAGTTCAATGAACTTACTGATGGTGAACTGAATAAGGTTGCTGTCCTCAGAGTTATGGAATGCACGAATGGGATCATTCAACATTCATTCCGTGACAAAACTGAGGATGCATATCCTGTTGAAGTCACTAGGGCGACAATGAAGTTCAGTATGTCCTGCATGAAGAAAATGCAAATCCCACTTAAGGATGAAACCATTACCTTCAAACCAAAGACAGAGGAACTTCTTCGTAGAGCTAGAGAACTTTATGTCAGTGGTGTAAAAAATAATAATGATGAAGACTTTGAGGAGTTTATGGAAATCTCAAAGGCCACAGCACAAGTATGTGGTATGCAAAGACTTCTGGATGCTAAGAAGATTCTTGAAGAAAACGTTGACGTTTTTCCTCCAGGTTCGTTAGACTTTGGTGTGGCATATCTCATGCAGTTCTTCACTGAGGATTATCTCAATGACTTCTTCATGAGTTCTCCAAATCACTAAGTATCTTACTTTATATTATGAACATTTTTGTGACTGACCCCAGTCCATACAAATCAGCAAAAAGTCTACCTGACAAACATATTGTCAAGATGCCTTTAGAAACATGTCAGATGCTTGCTATTGTATGTTCTAAAAAATGGGGTCACAATTTCGGTACTCTTCCCAAAGCAGATGGAACTCCCTATGCTACTGAGAAGGGTGCCTTTCGTAATCATCCCTGTACTATCTGGGCAAATGATTATGTGATGAACTGGAATTGGTTACTTGCTCATGGGTTTGCTTTGTGTGAGGAGTATGCTGCCCGTTATGGGAAGGTCCACACGTGCTTCCTTACCCTGTGTGCAGCACGTGAGATTCTCCCCACAGGAGACCCTACAGGACGTTCTGGGAAGGGTCCTAAACCTTTCGTGTTCGCTGGACCCGATGAGTTCAAGTATAATAATGATGTGGATATCTACACAAAATACAAGATGTATATCGCATCTAAACCTTGGGTGAAGGATAACTATGTTAGACTTCCCCATCGCAAACCTGATTGGATTTGATAATGAGTCGTAGTGAATTTGTCTGGGTCGAATCTTACAGACCACAGACTATTGAAGATTGTATTCTCCCTGACGGGATTAAGACTACATTCAAAAAATTTGTAGAGAAGGGTGAAGTGCCCAACCTTCTTTTATCTGGTCCTCCTGGTTGTGGGAAGACCACAGTCGCTAAGGCACTGTGTCATGAACTTGGAGTAGACTATTATGTCATCAATGGATCCGATGAAGGAAGATTCCTCGACACTGTCAGAAACAATGCGAAGAATTTCGCTTCGACCGTCTCACTATCTTCGTCTGCAAAACACAAAGTCATCATCATTGATGAGGCAGATAACACAACCCCAGATGTTCAACTCTGCCTACGGGCGTTTACTGAGGAGTTTATTGGTAACTGCAGATTCGTCTTCACCTGCAACTACAAAAACAAAATCATCCAACCACTCCACTCAAGATGTGCAGTCGTTGACTTCTCAATCAAAGGAAAAGAACGTCAGGAACTTGCAGGAAAGTTCTATCTCCGCCTCCAACAAATCCTTTCTACAGAGGGTATTGAATATGATAACAAGGTCTTGGTAGAACTTATTCAGAAACACTTTCCAGATTGGAGACGTGTTCTGAATGAACTACAGAGATATTCTGTAAGTGGTAAAATTGATACTGGTATTCTAGCTGCATTTAGTAATGTAAAAACCGATGAACTTTTTAAAAATCTTAGGGACAAAGAATTTGCTAAGGTCAGGAAGTGGGTCGTGGATAATCTTGATAACGATCCTCACGTACTTCTTCGTAGTGTTTACGACGCAATATATTCACACTTGGATGGTAGTGGTATCGCTGCTGCTGTTCTCATTATTGCTAAGTATCAGTATCAGAGTTCTTTTGTCGCGGATCAGGAGATAAATATGTTGGCTTGTTTGACCGAAATTATGGTGGAGTGTCAATTCAAATGAAAAGACTTATTCCTCTTTTACTGTTGAGTCTCTCTACTCCAGTAATGGCTCATGAGTATCATCAACCCCATACTCATTTTTACTCACATAATACAAGAACAGAAAAAATTAGATGTTTCAAGAGAGTTTATCGTGAAGAGTATGTTCCAGGAACTCGTAGAAATCCTGGATACGTGAGGAAGTATACTGAGAGAGTTAGAATTCCTTGTCGTAAAATTAATAAAAGACCAAAATTCATTCAACCACACTATCACCCCAGACACAACCATTCGTATAAGGATGATAACTCTTGTATTGAAGGTGCCGTCCTTGGTGGTGTTTTAGGTGGTGCAGCAGGTGGTACATTATCCACAAAAGAAAATTGGATCTGGTCTATTCCTACAGGCATTGTTGGTGGGGCACTTGTTGGGTGTCAAATTGATGGTGGTTGAATAAACTTATAAAGGATTATTAAAATGAATGTAAAAGTATTTCGTATGTCCTCTGGTGAGGATGTAGTTGCAGATGTTATTGAGATGAAGGAAGAAACTATCGTAGTTTCAAATCCTATTGTAGCATTTAACCAGGGTGATGGTAGACTTGGTTTTGCTCCTTACTCACCACTTCTAAATCGTGATGAGAAGGAACTTGAAATCAATAGACGTTGGATTGTATATATTGCCAATGTAAATGATGAGCTGGTAGAACAGTATGAGGAAATGTTCTCTACAATTAAGACTCCCAGTAGTAAACTTATTTTGTGATTTATGGCAATTGAATTGAAGGATTGGTTGAACTCTCTCAACTTTACAAAGGAGAATCTTTTAGAAGAAGACTCCACTCTTGTTAAAGAGTATCCTCCCTATATTATTAATCGTTGTTTTTCTGGACACCTTGATTGTGTGTTGATTGCCAATGAAATGAACAAGTATCATTTCTTGGATAAGGACATGCAATATAATTTTTATCTAAATATATTGAGAAAGAGGAAGAGATTCTCTCCTTGGATAAAAAAAGAAAAGGTATCAGATTTAGAGTTTGTTAAACAATACTATGGATATAGTACTGAGAAAGCATCTCAAGTTCTGAAAATACTATCTAATGAACAAATTGAATTTATCAAACAACGACTTGACACTGGTGGAAAAAAATGACCCAAACTTCTGAACCTCAGGTAAATTGGTCTCAAGATCAAATGATTGAGATTAAACTTAATGAACCTGATGATTTTCTTAAGGTAAGAGAAACTCTGACACGTATTGGTGTGGCTTCGAGAAAAGAGAAGAAGCTGTATCAATCATGTCATATTCTTCATAAACAAGGAAAGTACTTCATTGTACATTTCAAAGAACTGTTTGCTCTTGATGGTAAATATGCCAACCTTACTGTAAATGATGTTCAGAGAAGGAATCGTATTACTAAACTCCTTTCAGATTGGGGACTTATCACAATTGTCAAAGAAGATTCTGTCCTTGACATTTCACCATTGAATCAAATCAAGGTTCTTTCTTATAAGGATAAGGGTGATTGGACACTGGAACAGAAGTATAATATCGGTAAGAGAGGAAAAACCGAAGAAGGTTGATAAATAGTTTCGTGCTTTTCGTGCGGCACACTCTACAATCGGAACACCCTACAAAGCAGTGTGGTTTTTACTACACTGCTTTTTTTCGTATCTGTTATAAGTAGTATTGGACGCCGTAAGGGTCCACAAAACACAATCTCGCTTATTAAGGAGAAGTAACATGTCACTTGCAAAGTATAATGCTGCCAACATTGAGCAGTTGATGGATCGTATTACAAAAAACTCAATTGGAATGGATGAATATTTTGATAGAGTTTTCAGTTCCTCTGTGAATAATTACCCACCCTATAACGTTGTACAGGTAAATAATAGTGAAACTAGATTAGAAATTGCACTAGCAGGATTCAAAAAGGAGCAAGTTAATGCTTACACCGAGTATGGAAAACTTTTTGTCAGGGGGGAAAAAGAACCATCTAATGAAGAGGGAACGTTTGTCTACAAGGGATTGGCTCAAAGAAACTTCGAAAGATCCTGGACCCTTGCTGAAGATACAGAGGTCTCCAACGTCGTATTTGAGGACGGACTTCTGTCAATTACCCTAACAAAAGTAGTTCCAGAACATCATAAGCGTGTTGATTACATCTAAATAGTAAGTCGTCGCCGCGGCCGGAGGGGTAACTGGCACAATCCAGTAGACACCCCTCCATTTTTTATTGTATAATTACCTTAGGAATACTGTTAAAAAAATGAACATAAGATTGTTACTGATGAAGTCTGGAGAAGACGTGGTTGCAGAAGTGCAAGAAATGACCGTTGAAGAAAAGGTAGTTGGTTATTATCTCAAACATCCCTGTAGTGTAAAACTCCTCACAGAAATCGATGATACAGAAGGAGGAATTTCTAAAGCACCTTCTAGAATTCAACTTCTACCTTGGATGCCCCTGAGCAAAAGTGATATTATTCCTGTAGTGTCAGACTGGATTGTGACTATTACAGAACCAATTGACCAACTTGTAAATATGTACACTGAAGGAGTATTGAAATATGAAACCGATAAAAATTCTAGTTCTGACGAATGATATTGTTCTGATCAGTCAGATTGAAGAAGTATCTGGAGACATTGGTGAACCTGATTGTAAATTGATTGAACCATTCATTTTACATGAGAATGTAACAATGACTCCTTGGTTGGTTGATGTGACCGGTCAGAATGAGTTTATGATTCATTCTGACAAGATATTGACCATTGCAGATCCAAACGGTAAACTCACAGACAAATATACAGACCTGGTTAAGTAATGCGCTTTTATACAAATGTCCAGGTCGTTGGTAACAACTTCCTGGTTCGTGGATATGAGAATGGACGTAGTGTCATTTTCAAAGAGGAATATTCCCCAACTCTATTTGTAAAATCAAATAGAGAAACTGAATATAAAACACTTGAAGGTGAACCTGTAGAACCAATTCAGCCAGGAACTGTCAGAGATTGTAGAGAATTTTACAAGAAGTACGAAGATGTAGATGGATTTAAGATCTACGGTAACGATAGGTATGTGTTCCAATATATTTCAGATAAGTATCCTGAAGATGAGATCAAGTTTGACATCAAGAAAATTAATCTTGTAACTATTGATATTGAGGTTAAATCTGAAGATGGATTCCCTGATCCTGACTCCTGTTCAGAAGAGTTGTTGACTATCTCCATTCAGGATTATGCAACAAAGAAGATTAGTACTTGGGGAAGAAAGCCATATACTCCAACAAAAGATAATGTAACTTATTATCACTTTGAGAATGAAGTTGATATGATCAATTCATTCTTATACCATTGGAGTAGAAATCCTCCAGAAGTTGTAACTGGTTGGAATTGTCGTCTGTATGATATTCCATATCTTTGTGGCCGCATTGATAGAATCATGGGTACAAAGAAGATGAAGATGATTTCTCCTTGGGGTATTGTCAGTCACGATACTATTTTTATCAATGGTCGTGAGTTTAATGTTTTTGATATTGCTGGTGTCACCACACTTGATTATCTTGAACTTTATAAGAAGTTTACCTATACCAACCAAGAGAGTTATCGACTGGATTACATTGCTCAGGTAGAACTTGGTCAAAAGAAACTTGACCACTCTGAGTTTGATACATTCAAAGATTTCTATAATGGTAACTGGAAGAAGTTTGTAGATTACAACATCATTGACGTGGAACTTGTTGACCGAATGGAAGACAAGATGAAACTGATTGAGTTGGCATTGACTATGGCTTATGACGCCAAGGTCAATTTTGTCGATGTGATGTATCAGGTCCGTATGTGGGACACAATCATCTATAACTATCTGAAGAAGAGAAACATTGTCATCCCTCCTCGTGACAGTTCGGAGAAGGACAAGAGGTATGAGGGTGCTTACGTGAAACAACCCGTACCAGGGGTCTATGACTGGGTGGTGTCTTTTGACTTGAACTCCCTGTATCCTCACCTGATGATGCAGTACAACATCTCTCCAGAGACCCTGGTGGAGGAAAAGCATCCTTCTGCTACCATCGATAAGATCTTGAATAAAGAGATTACCTTTGAAATGTATAAGGATTATGCAGTCTGTGCAAATGGTGCAATGTTCCGTAAAGACATCAAAGGATTCATGCCTGAGTTGATGGAGAAGATGTATGCAGAACGTAAAGTATTCAAGAAGAAGATGTTGGCGTCTAAACAAAAGTTGGTTGATATTGAGACCCAACTGAAGAATCGTGAAGATCCTGTTTTGGTCAAGATGAAGAATCAGACAGTCAAAGACATCGCCAAGTTTAATAACTTCCAGATGGCTCGTAAGATTGCTCTGAACTCTTGCTATGGTGCAATTGGTAATCAATATTTCCGTTTCTTCAAACTTGCAAATGCTGAAGCAATCACTCTTTCAGGTCAAACTTCTATTCGTTGGATTGAGAACAAAGTAAATGGTTATCTAAATAACCTATTACAAACAAAGAAAAAGGATTATGTCATTGCATCTGACACTGACTCAATCTATATTAACTTTGGACCTGTTGTTTCTCAATTTCTTAGTTCTAAGTCTGGCGACAAAGCAGCAGTTGTCACCTTACTTAATAAGGTCTGCGAAGAAAAACTGGAACCATTTATCGAGAAGAGTTACCAGGAACTTGCGACGTATGTAAACGCATATTCTCAAAAGATGCAGATGAAACGGGAGAACATTGCAGACCGTGGAATCTGGACAGCAAAGAAAAGATACATCCTCAATGTTTGGGACAGTGAAGGTGTTCGTTATGAAGAACCTAAACTGAAGATCATGGGTATCGAGGCTGTAAAGTCTTCTACTCCCGCACCATGTAGAACCATGATCAAAGATGCACTTAAGTTGATGATGAATGGTACTGAAGATGATGTCATTAAATTCATCGATGAATCAAGACAGCAGTTCAATAAGTTACCACCAGAAGAGATTGCATTTCCAAGATCTGTATCTGATGTAAAGAAACATAAGAGTCATTCTACTATCTACGGGAAGGGTTCTCCTATTCATGTTCGTGGTGCTCTTTTATATAATCACTACATTAAAGAATATGGTCTACAGAACAAATATTCTGAGATCAATAATGGTGAGAAGATTAAGTTCATCTATCTCAAGAAAGCAAATCCAATTAGAGAAAATGTAATCTCTTTCATCTCAGAATTTCCCAGAGAGATTGGAATTGACAAATACATTGACTACGAACTACAATTCAACAAAGCTTTCCTTGAACCACTCAAGACTATTCTTGATGCTATTGGATGGAATGTTGAGAAGACTGTAAACCTCGAACTATTTTTTGGATAATGGATTTCTTAAAGGATATTGTAAAAGAGATTGGTGATGACTATACACAACTCGCAGCAGAAATTGACGACACAGAAAAATATGTTGACACAGGTTCGTACATCTTTAACGGACTTTGTTCAGGTAGTATATTTGGTGGTGTATCTGGGAATAAGATTACTGCCATTGCTGGGGAGTCTAGCACTGGAAAAACTTTTTTTAGCCTCGCAGTGGTTAAGAATTTTCTGGACTCTAATCCTGATGGATATTGCTTGTATTTTGATACTGAGGCAGCTGTCAATAAGTCACTCCTAGCAGATCGTGGAGTTGATCTAAATCGTGTGGTTGTCCTAAATGTTGTGACAATCGAACAATTCAGGACCAAAGCACTTAAGGCTGTAGATATATACTTAAAGAAACCAGAAGATGAACGCAAACCATGTATGTTTGTGTTAGACTCTTTGGGTATGTTATCCACTGAAAAAGAAATCAGTGATGCGTTGGCAGATAAACAAGTGAGAGACATGACCAAATCACAATTGGTCAAAGGTGCATTCAGAATGTTGACTTTGAAACTTGGTCAAGCAAATATTCCAATGATTGTAACCAATCATACCTACGATGTTATCGGTTCTTATGTTCCTACAAAAGAGATGGGTGGTGGTAGTGGTCTTAAATATTCCGCTTCTACTATCATTTATCTCTCGAAGAAGAAAGAGAAGGATGGAACGGAAGTTGTTGGAAACCTTATCAAGGCAAAGACTGCTAAGTCGCGTTTGAGTAAAGAGAACAAAGAAGTTACAGTTCGTCTTTACTATGACCATCGTGGATTGGATAGGTATTATGGTTTGTTAGAACTTGGAGAAATCGGAGGATTGTGGAAGAATGTTGGGGGGAGGTATGAGATTGATGGTAAGAAGGTTTATGCCAAGGCCATTCTAAAAGACCCTGAACAATACTTCACACCTGAAGTCATGGAAAAGTTAGATCAAATCGCACGGAAAGAGTTTAGTTATGGAGAGAGTTGAATTTCTTGTTCTCAAGAATCTATTACATAATGAAGAATATCTAAGAAAAACAATTCCTTTTATCAAGTCAGATTATTTCCAAGATCATAATCAAAAGATTGTGTTCGAGGAAATTGTTGACTTTGTAAATCAATATAATGAAACTCCAACTCAAGAAGTACTGAGCATTGAAGTTGAGAAAAGGAATGATATCAATGAGCAAACTTTCAAAGAGTTAGTTCATCTTATCCGTAATCTAACTGAAGAACCACAGGAGTTTGAATGGTTGTGTGACACCACTGAGAAGTGGTGTAAAGAACGTGCAATTTATCTTGCACTGATGGAGTCTATTCAGATTGCTGACGGTCAAGATAATAAGAAGGCTCCTGATGCGATTCCATCAATTCTTTCTGATGCACTGAGTGTTAGTTTTGATAATCATGTAGGTCATGATTACTTACAGGATTATGAAGAAAGATTTGCTCTGTATCACAAGAAAGAAAGTAAGATAGAATTTGATCTTGAATATTTTAACAAAATCACGAAAGGTGGTCTCCCTAACAAAACTCTAAACATTGCTCTCGCCGGTACTGGTGTTGGTAAGTCTTTGTTTATGTGTCACATGGCATCATCTTGTCTTCTACAGAACAAGAATGTTTTGTACATCACTTGTGAGATGGCTGAAGAAAAGATTGCAGAACGTATTGATGCAAATCTTCTGAATGTAAATATTCAAGAGATCACTGAACTTCCCAAGAATACTTTTGAAACAAAAGTAAATAATCTCGCACAGAAGACAAAGGGAACTCTTATCATCAAAGAATATCCTACTGCAACTGCACATAGTGGACACTTTAAATCTCTTCTTAACGAGCTTGCACTTAAGAAATCATTTAGACCTGACATTATTTTCATTGATTACCTTAATATTTGTGCTTCCTCTAGGTATCGGGCGGGCAGCAATGTTAATTCATATACGGTTATTAAGTCTATTGCTGAAGAACTTAGAGGACTGGCTTGCGAAGCAAACGTCCCTATCGTATCTGCCACGCAGACCACTCGTTCTGGTTATGGTAGCTCTGATGTTGAGCTTACTGATACTAGTGAGTCCTTTGGTCTCCCTGCTACTGCTGATCTTATGTTTGCCCTTATT